GTTTGGTGGACTTGGAACTAAGATAAAAGGGATGAGCACATTAGGACAATTAGGTTTAATAGGAGGAGCATCAGGACTCGCAGGTTTACTTGCAGGTAAAGAAGCAGAGGAAGATGAAGCATTAGCAGATGAAATTGGTTATAGAGGAGAAGGTTTAGATATTGATAGAATAGTTAGACTAGCAAAAGCAAATGACCCACAATTTAGATTTTTACCTCAAATGGCATTTAGACGTGGTTTTGAAGAAGGTGGCTCAGCATTAACTGATGATGACTTAGAACAAATGGTTAGAGATTTTAATAAACAAGCAGATATGACAGGTAGTCCTTTAATAACTCTTAAAGAATTAAAAAAAATATTAGGTGAAGATATCACAAAAGCTAGAAAATTTAAAGTTGGTAAAGCTGATGGTGGAATTATGGACCTTGGAGGTATGGAAATGGATCTTAGAGGTGGTGGATTTGTGCCATTAGGAGCAAAAGAAAAAGCAGATGACGTACCAGCAAGACTTTCTAAAAATGAGTTTGTAATGACTGCAGATGCAGTTAGAGCAGCAGGTGGAGGAAGTGTTGATAAAGGTGCAGACAAAATGTATAAGCTAATGAAAGATTTGGAGGCTAAAGTATAATGTCAGTCACAACAACAAGAACATTACCCGCACAGTTTATAGAAGATATAGGTAAGGATTATGCTAAACAGTTAGCAGCTACAACTGCCATACCAGTAGATACTTCAAAATTTGCACCAACTGTTGCAGGACAAGACGCATTACAAAAACAAGCAGCATCATTAGCGGCATCGGGCGTTGGATCTTTTGCACCATTTATACAGGCTGCACAACAAAGAGATGCAGCAGCTGGATTACAATCAGCGTTAGCTGGAACTGCTTTAACACAAGCAGGTGGTACTCTTGGTGGTATAGCAGGTTTAACTGGAGCACCGACCGCGGCTCAGATACAACAGTTTACATCTCCGTTTCAACAACAAGTTATAGATACTACATTAGCAGAATTTGACAAACAAAGAGGAATACAAGAACAAGCAATAAGAGATCAGCAAGCAGCTTTAGGTGCACTAGGATCTGGAAGAGCAGGTGTGCAATTAGCAGAGTTTGGATCACAATCAGCAAAAGATAGAGCTGCATTAGAGGCACAACTAAGACAGCAAGGCTTTCAACAAGCGCAAGCTGCTAGACAACAAGACATTGCAAACAGATTTAATTTAGGACAAGCACAAGCAGGACTTGCAGGACAAAGATTAGGTATAGGTCAGTTTGAAGGAGCGAGAGGACAGTTTCAAACTGGACTAGCAAGTCAAGTGCCAGGATTACAAAGAGCAGATATTTCTACACTTGGTCAAGTAGGTGCAGCACAGCAAGCACAAGCACAGGCTGTTCTTGATGCACAAAGACAAGCAGCAAAGACCG